GCTCAGTACTTTGGAGTACCACAAAGACGCAGAAGAGTCTTCGTTGTTGGATGTCTTGGAGACTGGGTCAGTCCCGCAAAGGTTCTTTTTGAGTCCGAAAGCTTGCGCCGGAATAATCCGAAGAGCAAAGGTAAGAAACAAAGTGCTCCCGCCTTTACTTCTTCAAGCTTTGGAGGCTACGGTGAAGGAGTCGGGACAATCCGAGCTTCTGGAGGAGACCTCGGAGGTGGATCAGAAACCTTGATTGCCACACCCGATGGTAACCATACTACTGGTTCATTGCTTGCCAGAGATTACAAGGGAATTGGTAACCAAGACTTAACCGATGGTCGTGGCTTGATTGTGTACGAGAACCATCCTACTGATTCACGAGTCAAAGAAATGGGTGATACTTGCACGACTGTGTTAGCACGCTGGGGTACTGGTGGTGGTAATGTACCAATCGCACTAGCTGAGAATACTATCGGTCGCCAGCCAACCAATGGTGGTAATGGAACTGGTTACACAGAAGGTGGGCCTATGTACACATTAAACGCTACTGGTGTACATGGTGTTGCAGTTGATGTATATAACCAAGCGATTGATGGAGATGTTGCTGCAACCTTGACCAAAGCGTGTGGTGGTACAAACACTAGTGGTCCCAAGCTGATGCAATACATGGCAGTACGCAGATTGACCCCCATCGAATGTGAAAGACTGCAAGGTTTTCCCGATGACTACACCAACATCAAACCCAAATGTCCCGATGGGCCACGCTACAAAGCAATGGGTAACAGTATGGCAGTGCCAGTAATGCGCTGGATTGGACAACGAATTAAGGAGATAGCATGAAAGTAATACCAACAGACATTTTAGACAAAGACGGCAACCTTCAGCGGATTGAATACCATGACCACGCTGGTAATTTCCAGATCCAAGTTGAATGGGATGAACGCGATGAGCAAACCAGTGAAAAGCGGGATGCATTCCGTAAATGGGCAAAAACTGCCGTTGAAAGATTGGATTTTGAGATTGAAAGCTAAATTGTTGCGCTGCATCCTGGCTACCCTGTCTTTATCGCGGCGCACCATTTTGTGCTAAAACCACTAGATGTAGTAGTTGACGACATGCAAACCTACTGTTTTGCCACAGAAGACATAGAAGCCATAGTATTTTTGAATTTATTCTTTTTTAAATTAAAAATAAAATGAAATGATAAGAACTAAAGTGAGTTAGACCGTGGATACTATGGCTTCTATGGATAATGATAACTAAAAGTTATAAAGGATTGTCCGTAAAGTATGCTAAAGTTTGCATAAGTAGAAAGGCACAGAGGAAAATAGATGAAACCAAAAGTTTTACCCGTATTATTTCAAAACATACCACTAACACTTAGAACAATACCTCGCTGGACATTATGGAATTATGTAGAAGTTGGAGAAAATGACACAAAACGCTGGTCAAAATTGCCAGTACAACCTAGTGGTAAGGCAGCAAGCTCCACAAACGGCTCTACATGGAGCGATTTCCACTCGGTTGAGGCTGCATACCTTACTGGACGATTTGACGGCGTAGGCTTCGTTTTTACGGACGATGACCACATTATTGGAGTAGACCTCGATGACTGTTACGATGACTCAAAAAATCAATTTACTAATCATGAATTGGAAAAGATTGCCAATGGGATTAGTGGCTACATGGAAGTTAGTCCCTCGGGAACTGGCGTAAAGATATTTACTCTAGCCGATATCCAAGGTGCCCATGTTGACCACGATAAAGGCTTAGAAATTTACCCCAAAGGTCGGTACTTCACAGTAACCGGTCACAAAATTAGCGGTGAGATACCCACCGAGTTGCAAAGTATTGAGCATCTGATTCCAGAGCGAACAGTGCGTATCACTGGCGATGCGTTTGCAGATTACAACCCACCGATTGATGGCTGGGATTTGGCTAGGGTTGAAACAGAGCTATTACCCCAGTTTGATCCTAACTGCGGGTACACAGATTGGTTGCAAGTGGGCATGTGTTTGCACCACCAGTTCCAAGGTGATCTTGAAGCATGTGAAGTATGGGATCGTTGGTCATATGGTGACGGTAGTGTAGCTGGCTATCAAACTAATGCATGTGAGAACAAGTGGAAAAGCTTTAGTCAAAAAGGCGGAGGTGCAACCCTACGCTCGATGACCTTCAAGGTATCTCAGAAGAATCGTACAGAGGCTTTAGCAAAAGGCGATGTGATTCTTTCTGCCGCGCCCCTTGAAAACGCACAAACCTTTTTGGACTCCAAGTTCTCATCCGAGGAAGGCATTAAGCTGGTTCACTACTCTGGGGATTTTTATAGCTACCATGGTACACACTACGCTGAAGTTGAAGAGTCAACGGTACGCTCGGAGTTGTACAAGTTCTTAGACAAGTGTAAGAAGCAAGACCGAAAAGGCAATATTGTTGCGTTCGCCCCAAACCCCTCGAGTGTGAGCGGTGCGATGGATGGCATCAAAGCCCTTGTCCACTTGCAAAACCAGGCGAACACCCGACCACCAGTATGGTTAGATGGCTACAGTGCGAACCGACCCGAAGCTAGTAAGTTGGTTAGTGTGGCCAACGGTATTTTTCATTTAGAAGATAACATCTTGCTACCACACTCATTAGGTTTGTTTACACAGAACTCATTGCCGTTTGCATATGACCCAGCTGCACAAGCACCACTGTGGGAGAAGTTTTTAACAGATGTATGGGGCGATGATCAGCAGTCGATCGATTGCTTGCAAGAAATGTTTGGTTATATTTTGTCGGGCGATACATCCCAGCAAAAGTTCTTTAACATCATCGGACCACGCAGATCGGGTAAGGGCACTATCAATAAAATCTTGGTAGCCTTGCTTGGTCAGCACAACACCGTTGCACCACAATTGGAGGAACTCTGTGATACCTTTGGACTACAACCTTGGCTTGGTAAACTTTTGGCTTCCTTTACTGATGCGCGTGCTCCTGAGCGTAACCGCAGTGCTGTGGTTTCTCAGCTTCTCCGAATTGTTGGTGGCGACACTATTACGGTCAACCGCAAGAACAAGGAATCTTGGAATGGTTACTTGCCTACTCGTATTGTTATATATAGCAATGAAGTCCTCCAGCTAACTGAGAACTCCAACGCTCTTACTGGCCGTATGGTTGTATTGAAAATGACCAATAGTTTTTATGGCAAGGAAGATACTGGACTATCAAACAAATTGATGGATGAGTTGTCGGGCATTTTTAACTGGGCAATGACTGGCTTGCGTAGAAGATTAGATCGTGGCGGTTACTTCATGCAACCAGATAGCGGTAAAGAATTGCTTGAAACCATGGAAGAGATGAGTAACCCAATTGGTGCGTTCATCGAGCAAGTCATGGAGTATGACGCTGATAGTGAAGTAGATAAGGATCATGCGTTCATCTGTTATAAGAGATGGGCAACAAAGCATGGACTAAATCCAGGTAATGATCTATCATTCAAGCGTAGATTCCTAGCAGCAACGCAAGACAAAGGAGTGCAGTCTTGTGCGATTCGAATTGATGGCAAGCGTCAGCATAAGTATCTTGGTGTTAAGCTCACTCAGAAAGCCCAAGACTATATTAGCAAACAAGTATTCTTTGATGAAGAGGAAATTTTTTAATGGCAACTAAAAAGGCAAAACCGTATTATGTTGCGGACACCGGGTTCTTTGGTGCTAAAGTATTTATTTGTTTTTCAGATCAATCTTTTCAACAAGCGTTAAGAGATTGCAAAATAACTACTCGCCATAATGCTTTGGATGAAGGCATTGCTGAATCACATTACATTCAGCAAGAAGGCACACATTATTCCATGTTGGCAATTGCATTTAATTTTGAAGACATGGCCAAGGAAGATGCGTTGGAGCGTATGGGTACAATCTATCATGAGGTATCTCATACAGTTACCCATATTTTCCAACACATTGGAGAAGATGAAACCAAGATTGGTGATGAGTCGCGTTCATACTTAGGCGAACATTTATTTAAACAGGTATTTTCTGCCTATGCAACGGAGGAAGACAAGCGTGAGCGTGCTGGAGAAAGAAATCGAAAAGTACTTGATAAAAAGAATCAAGCAGTCATCGGGGCTCTGTTACAAATGGCTGAGCAGCGTGACGGGGGTACCAGACCGAATAGTAATCCTCAATCAAAAGATACACCTAGTGGAGTTAAAAACACCAAGCGGAGTCCTAAGCCCAAGACAGATCCTAGTATTTGATGAACTCGGAGAGGCTGGTTTTCCAGTCCATATTTTAAGATCATATGAAGATATTGAGGAATTTATTCGTGGCGCGAACAAAGATGAGTGTTAAAGATGTGCACATCGGAAGGGCATATGAATGGGCAAAGCGCAGAGCAAAAGACAGTAATGTGCCTTTTACAATTACTAGGGAGTATTTAAGAAGCACTGCAACAGACGAATGCCCCGTATTTAAAACGCATTTTGAGTGGGGATCATCAGGTTTAGGTATCGGTAAAATAAAACCCAATAGCCCTCAGTTAGATAGAATCATTCCAGAGCTCGGTTATGTAGAAGGCAATGTTGCATTTATTTCGCACAGAGCAAACCGTATCAAAGGTGATGGCACAATGCAAGAACACTACGCAATAGCAGATTGGATTTGGAATAGTACACATGTTAAAGAAGAGCCAGTTGCACCCGTATCAAACGACGATGATTGGAAAGGCGAAATCCATCCCCAACATGGGATTATTTCTGGAACCGGGTTTAGGGAAGACGACGATATCATTGACGATACTGGCGGAGCAGTTTAAAGGTACAACACTGGTTGTTGCACCAAAAAAAGTAGCTGAAACAGTATGGATAGAGGAAGCAGCAAAGTGGGAACATTTAAAACATTTGACAATATCCAAAGTGATGGGGACACCAGAACAGAGGATGAACGCCTTGAAGAGTTCTTCGCATATATACGTCGTAAATCTAGAGAATTTGACTTGGCTTTTGGAGCAGAACATAAGGAGTTTCGACAATCTCATCATCGACGAGAGCAGTCGATTCAAAGACCCAGCGACCAAGAGATTCAAAGCGCTAAAGAAACATTTAAAAAGCTTCAAGCGTCGTATTATCCTTACTGGTACGCCAACCCCCCAAGGAATGGCTGATCTTTGGTCACAGGTCGGTATATTGGATTTAGGAGAGCGTTTAGAAACAAGTCTTACTCGCTTTCGTGATAAGTACATGAACCCAGGACAGCGTAATCGGCAAACTGGTGTAGTTTATAATTGGGTATTAAAAGATGGTGCGTCCGAGAGTATTACAAATAAAATTTCAGATATTTGTTTTAGCCTTAAAGCTGAAGATTATTTGCAACTACCGTCGTGTACTTCGTTGTTTCACAATGTGGAAATAGATTTTACAATACGAAAGAAATATGATCAACTTAAAAAAGACATGGTTGCTGACATCGGTAAGGAAGTCATTACAGCTCCAACAGCAGCCGCGTTGGCGGGCAAGTTACTCCAGTTCACCTCGGGCGCAATTTATAGCGAAGACGGAAAAG